CCTGGTCCACCACTTCACCGATGTGATCCTTGATGCCCTTGAGAAGAGCAATCAGCAGATCCCAACCGGCGGCAATGAGCCGTGGCGCAGCAGCACCCAGGGTGGTTGCGATTGCTTCCACGATGGCTACGGCTGCTTCGGCGAACTTNGGNGCCANCTTGACNACNGCNTCCANCACCAGNGACATGATNNNGACCATGGCCCCGACNATCTTNGGAGCCAANGTGGCNATCTGGGACACGATCTCGATGAGACCCTTGACGAAGTCGATCACGATCTTTGGCATGATCGCGATAAGCGCCGTCAATGCGGCAAAGAACACCGCGAGACCCTTCGTNCCGGAACCAGCCAGGATTTGGATGCCACTGGCCAGCAGTCGGACACCTGCGCCTACTGCCAGNACNCCAACGCCCAGGATAGCGAGAGCGGCNCCGAGAATAACCAACCCCGGAGCGGCNACGGCACCTGCGACGCTGATTGCCAGCAGAGCTGCAGCGACGACCGCCAGACCCTTGCCGACTGTCCCCCAGGACATCGTCCCGAGAGTCGCCAACACTGGTACCAGCAGAGCCAAACCCGTTGCAGCCACCACCAAAGCCGCAGCGCCTGGAAGCGACACGATCATGGCGGTGAGACCCGCAGCCAGCACGAGCAGAGCGCCGCCCATGGCGACGATGCCCTTGACCAGCGTCCCCACGTCCTGCTTGCCCATGAGGATGATTGCCCCTGCCATTCCCGCGAGTCCCGCGGAGACAAGAAGCAACCCAGCTGCAATGAGAGGCATCGTCGGAGGCATTGCCGCCATGGCTAGACCGATGGCTACCAGGCTCAGCACGATTCCGCCGAGACCCTTGGCCATCGTGACTAGGTCCATCGATCCAAATATGCGCACAGCTCCACCGAGAGCGGCGAGTCCTGCGGCCATAGCGATGAGAGCTGGCCCGGTGACGATCATCGACGGAGGCAGGGCGTTTGCCGCCAGGCCCACGGCGATAATGGCGGCTGTTACGCCAACCAACCCCCGGAGCATATCGCCCCAGTCCATACTCGCGAACTGCTTGACAGCCAGTGCGAGAATATTGAGGGCCACACCGAGCGGCACAAGGGCCGCCGCCGTGATGAGGATCTTGGGGGATGCCGCCGACAGCGGCTGCACAGCAATGGCCACGGCGGTAAGAAGCCCGGCCAAGGCTGTCATGCCTCGAGCGATCTCGTCCCAACTGAGCCGAGACAGGATCATCAACGCACCGGACAGGATCACAATGGCTCCTGCCAGAATAACCAGCGAGCTGGCGATGACAGGCATCTTGGCAATGCCGCCAGCACCACCCATCTTGGTCATAAGGGCCATACCGCCCATCAGCTGCCCGAAGCCGACTGCCATCGCTGTCATAGCCGAGGCAAGTCGATCGGGGCTCACTGTGGACAGCGCTACAGCAGACGCTGCCAGGATTCCCACCGCCGCTGCGATCTGCAGGATGGTGTTGGCCTTGACGTTCTGCTGCATGGCCTGCAGGTTCCCAGTCATGGTCTTGAAGACCTCGCCGAGATTGCCCAGGACTCCGCCGCCGATGTCGATGTCCATCCCGCCGCCGAGAGCCTTCTTGATAGTCAAGAAGATCCCTGCCACGAGACCGGTCTGGATGACCGTGAACACCGAATCGAAATTCTGGTTGTTCAGAGCATCGGCAATGGCATCGCCGACACCATTGAGAGCTTCCCCAATGGCATCGGTCAATGGCTCGGCGATCTTGGCAACCTTCTTCAAGATCTCCATGAACTTCTCCCAAGCCGTTGCTGCGCCTTCGACCGTCTTCTGGACGGGCTTGGTTGCTTCGTTGAGCTCGTTGAGAGACTTGGCAACACCCTCCGTCTCCCCGGCGCCAAAGCCGAAGAGCTTCCCGAGCGCCCCTGCCAGCTTCCCGATAAGGGTTAGGGGCACGGAAAGGACATCGCCGATGGTGGCGAAGAAGTTGTGAAGCTTGTCTCCCTTCTTCAGCCATGCATCGAGCTTGACGAGCATGTCGCCGATGCTTCCGGTGAAGTTCAGGATTCCGCCGGAGCCTTCTCCGATCCCACCGAGCAAACGACCGACCGCTGTGAAAAGTCCCCCGACGATTTGCTTGCCGATGTCGAGCACAGCGAACAGCCCACGGAAAGTACGCTTCAAGCCTTCGGCCGTCTCTGGTCCTATTTTGATCGATTCCATGAACCCGCGGAATCGCGAGGTCAACTCGACCAAGTCAGATGCTGTAGCCGGCGGGAAGATCTCGTGCCAAGCGTCTCGGAGCGGTGCGATGATGGTCTTGATGCCCTCGAAGCCAGCTTTGAGGCCGGCAATGAGGTCAGTTCGACCACCAAGCTTCTTCCACCCGGCGAGAATCTCGTTACGAGCGTTGGCGTTGTCGTTGATGATGTCGTTGAGACCCTGCGAAAGCCCGGTGAAGAGTCTCTTGGCCTCGCCGAAATCACCAAAGATGGTCTGCCAGGTCTGAGCCCAGCCCGAACCGATGGTCTCCTTGGCCACATCGAAGACCTGACCGAGCGTCTTGACGTTGGTGGCCGCTGATTGAGCGGTCTTGGCCGTCGCCTGGATGGCCTTGATCTGCTCATCGGTGAAACCCTTGGCGTGCAGCTGGGCATCTGTCATGTCGCCCGTGAATTGCTGCAGGGTTTCGGTCAGAACGTCCGAGGTAAGCCAGGACTGTTCGCCCGGCTTGGCCATGATCGATTCACGGAACGACTGTCCCTCGATCGAGACGTTCTTCATCGGGCCCTTGAGGGAGACTGCCCCGTCCTTGAGCTTCCCCATGTTCTGGGCCGTCGTGGCAAGAGCTCGCTGGAAAGCCGAGCCACCCATGCCAGCGTTGACGACCGAGTTCCAGTCCTGCAGACCGACCTTGCCTGAGGCAATGGCCTGGGAAAGCTGGTACATCGCCGTTGAGGCCTGCTCAGCATTCGAGCCTGAGAGTGCGGCCAGGTTGGCGATGCCCTTGATCGAGGCGGTTGACGTCTTCAGATCCACACCAGCAGCCGTGAACGTACCGATGTTCTTGGCCATCTGGCTGAAGTTGTAGATCGTCTTGTCCGAGTACTTGTTCAACTCGAGCAAGTACTTGTTGACGTCCTTGAGCTTGGCTCCCGACTGCTGCGTGTTGGCCAGGATCGTCTGAACCGAGTTCAGGTTGGTGCTGTACTCCTCGAGACCGCCCTTGATCGGACCGAACAGACCCGCGGCGACCTTACGACCCGCGTTCGCTGCTTGAGCAGTCAGACCGCCAAGAGCAACAGCGGCAGCACCTTGGATGACGCTGAAGCCCTTGGACGCGCCGGCGATCGCTTCGTGCAGGCCAGTGAACTGGACCCGACCGGAAGCCTTCTCGATCTCGGCGAAGCCCTCGGTTGCTTGCGGGAAGTGGAACTTGCCCTTGAGCTTGTCGAGAGCGCCACTGACGCCGGTAAGATGGACCTTGTCCGCTTCCTTCTCGATTCCGCTGAATCCATCGGCAGCTTCTCGGGTGAATCCGAGCTTACTCTTGAGCTTGTCGATGGCACCGCCGAGACCGCCGAAGGTGATCTTGTTGGCTTCCTTCTCGATGTTCCCAAGCCCGCTCGTTGCTCCAATGTTCGCCAGAGACTGATTGAGCTTGTCGAGATCCTTCATCGCTTGCGAAACGCCACTCGAGAACTTGGAGCTCTCGAAGGACATTGCAACTACGCGGTCGTCAACCTGTGCCATTAGCTACTCATCACCACCCTTCGAAACTCGGCGTCGATTTGGTCGAACACGGGCTTGATTGCAGGATTGATGAAATCCCGCCCTTCGACATAGCCCCCTTGACGGGTGCCGTGTCCGTACTGAAGGAGGATTGCGATAGGAAGACCATCCTCCACGTGGCTGTTACGCCACCGAATGGAGTAGTAGTTCTTCCGCTGGACTATCTCGTAGTACCAGGACTGTCCGGTAAGCCCGGATTCCGTCGGAGTAGCGGCTGCCAGAGCGGCAACACC